ACAAGATTCAGTAACAGTAAACAAAGGTGATGGACCAGACGCTCTTGGCGACTATGCCATATTAGATCGAGGAAAAAGAAAAGATTACTTCTCATCAGCATTACCATTTGCTCAAAAAGGAACATCAGTATCAATTCCACTTGGGTCAACCGCACCAGTAGTATCAGATGGAAACGTTCCATACTTCACAGGAAACGGAGCAACAGACCAAGGCTTAAGAGGTGACACATCACCAAAACTATATGTAAACGGATTGTCATCAGGCGGCGGGAACATGGTATTTGGTTCACAAACAGGACTAGAAGCCGATCTATCTACTGCAACCGCAGCCACTATTAACTCACTAAGATTAGCGTTCAGCACTCAACGATTTCTAGAAAGAGATGCAAGAGGTGGAACTAGATACATAGAACTAATAAAATCACACTACAATGTAGACTCACCAGACGCTAGACAACAAAGACCAGAATTCTTAGGCGGTGGCTCAGTAGATATTAACATGACACCAGTAGCACAAACCTCAAATGATGGAACAAACGGAAATGTTGGAGAGCTCGGAGCAGTAGGAACATTCTCAGTAAACCAAAACGGATTTGTAAAAACATTCACAGAACACGAATATATCATCGGATTAGTATCAGTCAGAGCAGACCTTACTTATCAACAAGGTATTGATAAAATGTGGACAAGACAAACTAGATTTGACTTCTATTGGCCATCTTTTGCACATTTAGGTGAACAAGCTATTCTTAACCGCGAAATTTATGCACAAGGTACATCAGCAGATGATGATGTATTCGGCTACCAAGAACGATATGCAGAATATAAATTCTCTAACTCAAAAGTAACGGCAGCCTTTAGATCAAATCATTCAGCATCACTAGACATTTGGCACTTAGCTCAAGACTTCGCATCACTACCAGCACTAAACTCTACATATATTGTAGAAAACCCACCAATAGACAGAACAATAGCAACACCAGCAGAACCTCAATTTAAACTAGATTGCTATTTCAACAACAAAACTACTAGACCAATGCCTGTATATGCAACACCATCACTAATGGAGCTATAAATGTTTGGTTCAATAGGAAAAGCATTTAGCAACACACTAAACTCTGTTAAAAACACCGCTTCCTCTTTCGGGGGCGGTGATGCAATGGGTGGTATGTTCAACGTAGGAATGGATGCCGCTTTCGGCACAAACTTATCAGGAACATCAGCTCAAATGGAAATGGCAAACAAAGCTAATGCTATAACACAATCAGAATCACTAAGAAATAGACAATTTCAAGAAAACATGTCTTCAACTGCTTATCAAAGAAGTATGAAAGACTTAAAAAAAGCCGGATTAAATCCAATGTTAGCCTACATGCAAGGCGGCGCTAGTACACCATCTGGATCAGCAGGATCAGGACAAACAGCCGGACAACTTAACCCAGTAGGAAACGCTAAACTTACAAAATTAACAGAACAAAAACTAATGCAACAAACACTAGACAATGCATCACAAACAGCTAAACAAATCAAAGCAACAACAGAAAAAATCAAAAAAGAAACACGCTCTTTAGATGCACAAGAAGAAAAATCAAAACAAGACGCAAAATTCCTAAAAGAAAATCCTTGGTACAATGACGCGCAAAGATATATGCAACTCATCGGACTAGGAACAGGAACAGCTGGAGGCGTTGCAGCAGGCTATTCAGCAGCACAGCTAGGAAAACAAAGATCCAACAAAGCAAAATCATCAAAAAGCAAGAAAAAGGCTTTTGATAAATTAGTAAAACCAAGAATGAACATAAGACCAAATTAGGAGAAAAAAGTGAAAAAAATTATTACAAAACGAGAAAACGGTACTTTAAGAGTACAATTGAAAACAGTAGGTCCAAGTATGACCGATCAGTCAGACAAAAATATGGTTGATATAAATTCTATTATGGCAAATTACGCCAAAACAGGCCTTCTCCCTGCTTTTAAAGAAAAGGTAGAGTCTTACATAGATACAACTCAAATTCCTTCTTACATCGAAGCTCAGGCCCAAATTAGAGAGGCTGGCGAATTATTCGAGCAACTACCAGCGCCAGTAAGAAAACTAATGGATAATAATCCAGCTAATCTTGAAAAAGTTATTAGCAATCCTGAGTATAAAGATATTTTATTAAAATACGGAGTACTCGAGGAATCAAAACCAGTACAGGTTGAAGATAAATCTTCACCTAAACAGGAAAATCAGGCGAAGCCTGATAAAAGCGAAGCGTGAAAAACGGGCATATACTATACTTGATAATATATGCCCACTGACACCCTTCTATAAAAGGTGTCAAAACAACAAAAAGGAGCTATAATTATGTACAGGAAAAGAAACTCAGTAAAAAAGAGTAACAAAATTTACAAAAAAGGTATGCGCACCAATGTTAAAAACTTACCGACACGCCCAAGTCGGGGAGGGATTAGGCTTTAATCATGTGCCTAAACCCAATTCGAGCATCGTTCGACTATACAGTCGACGACAAAACTGGGATGGCTATCCGAGAGGCTGGCCGTCCCAAATTCAACACAGAGGGAGATTTAAAACTTCCCTGTGGAAAATGCCACGAGTGTATATCAAAAAGGGCTTTGGAATGGGCAACCAGAGCAAAACATGAAATATCACTCCACAAAGAAAACTGCTTCATTACTCTTACATACAACGATGATAATCGTCCTAATGGTATTGTTAAGTCAGATTTTCAAAACTTTATCAAACGCTTGCGTAAAAAATATAAATCCAAAAGATTGCGTTACATGGTATCATATGAGTATGGAACAAAAACTAACCTTCCCCATATGCATGCAATACTGTTTAACTATAATCCACCACACCAAAAACTACTCAAATACAACAAAGGCAATCCCTTATTTACTTCCAAAGAAATAGAAAACTTATGGCAATACGGCTTTCATTCAATAGCCGAAGCCAACGAAAAAACAGCTTACTATATAGCGTCATACGCTCTCAAAGGAAACGACAAGGAAGTCACAAACGAAGAGACAGGAGAAATCAACGAATTTCGGGATTGTATGGACGTGTCAAAGCGTCCTGCAATCGGCTTAGAATACTTCCTAAAAAACGCTCCTCAAATATGTGGTAACGGAATAGTTCCACGATATTACGAAAAAAAACTTCAAGATCCCGACTGGTGTCTTGAAAGATTCCCAGAACACAAAAATATAATTCAAGAATTTCCACAATTAGCCGATAACCTAGAGGAAAAGAAAACACTTAACCTCAAAGAAAGGTCAGACCATGAAATTTTTGCTAGATTTACCATCCAAAATCAAAAAAGTACTTTACATTCTACCAATTTTAGAGAAAATTATAGAACTAATAAAAAAGATTATCGAAAGTTTAAAGAACAAGAATTTCTAAAAGAATCTTTAAAACGTAAACGCGACGATTATGTCGCTATAACTAGGAGAAAAACATGATTAAACTTTTCGCAATTAAAGACGTAGAATCCAACACAACTCAACACCCTTTCCCAATGGCAACAAAAAGAGATGCCATTGACGGTCTAAGACAAGTAGTTAACGATCCAAAAACTACTATCTCAAATCATCCCAATGATTTTCAACTCTACTATTTAGGCGAATACAACGAACGTGCCATGGATATAGATACGTGGGAACCCGAGTTTATAATCTCGGCAAGTGAACTTAAGGAAGATAAATAATACTAACAGGGAGGTTAACGCCTCCTTTTTTTTTGGAGAAAAAAATGCAATCAGGAAAATTACAATCAACAGTATCAAACCAACAACAATTCTCACACATCGAACAACCAAACGTAAAAAGATCAACCTTTGATCGCTCATGCGGTTATAAAACTACACTAGACGCTGGGAAACTCATACCAGTATTTGTAGACGAAGCACTACCAGGAGACACATTCGACGTTAAGGCAACTATGTTTGGACGAGTAAATACCCCTTTAGTTCCAATAATGGACAATATAAAATTCGATCTACATTTCTTCTCAGTACCTATTAGGCTAGTATGGAGTAACTTTAAAAAGTTTATGGGTGAACAAGACAATCCAGCAGATTCAATAGATTACTTAGTACCAGTATTAACTACTTCAGGAGTACCATTCCCAGAAGATTCAATATTCGATTATTTCGGATTACCTACAAAAGTAAACTCTATTCAAGACGTAAACTGCTTACCACTAAGAGCATACAATCTCATATATAACGAATGGTATAGAGACCAAAACTTACAAGATTCAGTAACAGTAAACAAAGGTGATGGACCAGACGCTCTTGGTGACTATGCCATATTAGATCGAGGAAAAAGAAAAGATTACTTCTCATCAGCATTACCATTTGCTCAAAAAGGAAC